GTATCTCTGGTACGGCTACGGCTACGGGTGCGATTGTTAGAGAAGTACCGGTAACGGCTGCTATTACAGGTACGGCTACGGTAACTGCTGCCGTTGTTGAAGTTGCGTATGTCACGGGTGCGATCACTGGTACGGGGACGTTGAACCAGCCGGTAATAATCCGTAAGGTTCCTCAGCCCGATATGACGATTAGCGTAACGAGTATTATCGGTAGCAGTAATGCTGAAGAGCAGCAACATTCCCTAGACCTACTGGTAGGTGTCTAATGGCTGTATACGATAAAGGCGACCGGGTACGAGTAACTGCGTTGTTCAAGACGGCAGGGACGGGGGTGGCTACTACGGCTACCGCTACTCAAAAAAAGCCCAGCGGGGCGGATACCTCATTGTCAGTTGTGTCTGGTAGTGGTACCGGCATCTATTATGTTGATGTTGATTTAGATCAGATCGGTATCCATACGGTAAAGATCGAAAGCACTGACGTTGTTATTGCTTCGGAAACCATTGGGCTTGAAGTAGGCAAGTCAGTCTTCGATCACTCATAGACTACTACGACTCATGACTGATACTAATGTCAGCAAAGCCAGAGGCCAGAAAACCCGTGACCTGTTCCTTGCGGGACTCGCGGAGCATGGCACCATCTCCAAGGCTTGCCTGATAGCCGGTGTCACACGGTCGGCCTACGATAAGTGGCGTCAACGTATCCCTGAGTTCAGCGAACGGGCTGATGCCATCAGAACGAAGGCTCTGAGTGATGGCGGTAACGAGGACTGGGATGGCACATTCCAGAGTTTCCGAAGCAAGTATTTCGAACATGAATCTCCGTGGTTTCATCTCAAAGCCATCGAAGCCTACGAGAATACGCCACCCGGCAATATCACTTTGATTTTGTGGCCTCCGGAGCATGGCAAGACCACGTTGGCGGAGGATTACTTCTGCTACAAACTAGCCGTTAACCCTGAGTTTCGTATCACTGTCGGATCTGAGGGGCAGGACATGGCCCGTAAGATCCTTGGGCGTATCCGTTCCCGTATGGAGCCTCAGGGTCCGTTTCCTCGTTATGTAGCGAAGTATGGTCCGTTTGTTCCCCAGAACCAGTCTGGGCGTAAGACCGCTCAGCCGTGGGGCGCTGATTACTTCAGTGTCTATAAGAAGAGCAGGCATGATGAACGCGACTATTCGATGGTTTCATTGGGTTGGCGATCTAAGATTGCTGGTACCCGAACCGATCACCTACATATTGATGATATTCAGTCACGGGTTTCTCTCAACCTGACCGAACAGATGTTCGAGATTTTTCGGCAGGACTGGTTGACTCGTCCCGGTGAGAAGGGCCGAACAAGCATCAATGGTACCCGTGTTGGTGAGGATGACTTCTATGAGCGGGTCATGGAGCAGATCGATCAGGACATTCTCAGGGTCATCAAGTTTCCGGCGATTGTCACCAACGAAAAGGGTGAACCGGAACCGTTGTGGCCGGAGATGTTCTCGTTGGAGGCGTTGGATCGTATTCGCCGCAAGGTTGGTGAGGAGGCGTGGTCCCGTAACTACATGCAGGAACCCAGTTCTTCGGCTGCTGCGACCTTTACCGATGAGTCTATTCAGAAATGCCTAAACCCGTTGAGGTCAGTAAACCATGAACCGCCTAAAGACTGCTCTGTATATATTGGCGTTGATCCCGCTCTCGGCTCTAACAATTGTGTTATTGCTGCTACACCGCATGAAGGAAAACTTAAAATACTTTTCGTTCGGGAAGACGTAGGGCTGACCCGCAACGAACAGATCCTCGGCATTGTCGAAGATGCTGTGCTTCAGTGCGGTAGGAACGGCAGCAGCGTATCGGATGTCATTATCGAAGCAATGGTGTTCCAGAAGGGGCTATCTCGTGATGAGCGCCTGATTGAGATGACACAAAGGTACGGATTCAGGGTTAGGGAACACCTGACTGGCATGAACAAGTATGATGAAACGATTGGTGTCCCATCGATGGCTTTATCGTTTATGCGCGGTGAGATCGATATCCCTTATGCGGATGATCCTTCGACACGCCACCAAGCAGACCAGTTGGTACGCCAGTTGAAGGCGTGGCGTCCGTTGAAGCGGGGAACGAAACTTCGTCAGGATCAGGTTATGGCTTTGTGGTTTATCTGGATTCTGTATCGCCAGCGTAAGCAATCATTTGCTTTAGATACTTCACAATTCAACTATAAGGGACTACCGTGGGGGTCAACTGTGCCCGCTAGACAGGTGTTTTGATGCGTACTTTCGATGAGATAGTAGGAATCGTTAAACAGCGGCAGCAGAACGGATCTCCTCTACTTCAGCGCATGTTGGAAGTCAAGGAACGATATAACGGTGAGTATGTTATTCCAGTTCCCACTATGGAGGGGGAACCTGTTCTTCCTCCGCTGACGCCTGCCCTTATCTCTGAGAATATTGATGCGGTAGCGCAGCGTGCAGCGTCGGTTATGCCGTTTATTGGTTGTCCCGCTGTTGATGGTTCCAAGGAGCGGGGTGTCCGGTCACGCGAGTATGCTGATATCAGGCGTAAGGCGTTGGCTGCAACATGGCACCAGTCTAAATACAAGGTAAAGATCAGGCGGGCTTATCGGCATCTGGCTGGGTACGCGACTGCTTGTCTAGTTGTTCATCCTGATTTCGATAAGGGTATGCCCCGTATCGATGTGCGGGATCCTCTCGGTGTGTATCCGGAACCCAAGGCTTACGAGGATGTGGACCCACCAGCGAACGTGGGGTTCATCCACGGTAAGTCGGGTGCGTGGCTACGCAGCCATTACCCTGCTTCTGCTTCTGAGAATGGTGGCCCTGTCGCTCCTGATGATAGAAGCAGGCAGGAACTTTGGGATGTCATCGAATGGGTTGACTCGGAGCATATCGTTATTGGTATAATGGGTCCGCGTTACGAACACTACAATCAGGTTTACGGCCATCACTCTGCGACTATGGAACTGTCGCGTGTACCGAACAAGGCGGGGATGCCGTGTGTCATCACCCCCGGACGAGTAACGCTAGATAGGATCGCATCTTCCATCTCTAATGTCGTCGGCATCGTTGACTTGATGGCGAAGATGATGGCGTTGGAGATCATGGCACAGGAGAAGGCGATCTTCCCTGACCGCTATATCATTGGCCGGTCGGGTCAGGTGCCGATGATTGTCGGTGGCGAGTGGAAAGATGGCCGCGAGGGGCAGGTCAATGTTCTGCTTGACGCTGAACAGATCGGAGAACTCCGGTCGGCACCTGATCCGTCTACCAATCATGCAATCGACCGATTGGAACGGAATGCACGGATCTCTACCGGAACAGTACCTCAAATTGGTGGTGAAACATACGGGGCTCTCCGTACCGGACGCGGTATCGACTCCCTCATGGGTGCCGCTTTGGACCCGCGTATTCAGGAAATGCAAGAGATTATGGAGGCTCACCTTCCACATATGAACGAATGCATTCTTGCTTCGTACAAGGGGTATTTCGGTGGCAAGAAGTTCTCTATGTTCACCGGGTATCCCGGCGATTTCGGGCAGGTTGATTTCACACCGAATGAGCATTTCGAAATCCTTGATAATGTGGTATCGCATTCCATTCCCGGCGCGGACATACAGGGCACTACTATCCAGTTGGGGCAGTTGCTTTCTATGAAGGGCATCAGCCTTCGTACTTTCCGTACCAAGCATCCTTATATTGAGGATCCGGAGATGGAGGGGCGGCGTGTCGATGAAGAGCAGTTGGAAGAGGCGGTTATGGCTGCGATCCAACAGCAGGCTTTGTCGGGTCAGTTGCCGGTGGTGTATGTCTCTAAGATTGAGAAGCACCGTAAGAAGGGTCTTGATATCTTTGAGTCCATCGAAAAGGCGGATGCTGAGATACGGGCAGAGCAGGCTGCTGTAGCGCCTGCCCCTGAAGAGGGTATGGCTATGGCTCCTGAGCAGGCACCGGGTTTGGCGGCAGGTCCGGAAGGCATGGCTCCACAGGGGGCACCACCGACGGGTGAGTTCTCACCGGGAGCAGCCGAACAGTTGGTTAGTGCACTGAGGGCTGGCTGATGCCCCGCGCACGCAAAACACAGGCACCCAAGTCTCCCGGTTTGGAGGCTGGTGCCGCCTATGGTGAGGTCAGTGCCAACATTCAGGCCCAGCAGGCCATCCCGTTGCCGCAGAAGGCTTCTGTGGGTGGAGGGCCATCTCCTGCTATCTCGGCGGTTCCACAGGCTCCAGCGGCCCCACAGGCACCGCTGCCGGTAGAGGCCGCACGGGGTTTTACTCCACAGATCACACCGTTGATGGCTCCCGGTGAGAACCGTCCCCTACCTACGCCGATGATCGCTCCTACGTCTAAGCAGCGGTCAGGAGAGTTGCTTCAAAGTTGGGCTGCGGCTACTGGTGATCCGATCATCATGTCTGCCGCATCCCAGTTGACGGGCCAGTAATAATGACTATTACCCCTGTTCGCAGGGAACATCTCTTCTTGGGGAGTGCCCCCCGGTCTGCATTCAATGATGAGATTTATGGTCGTCGGATGCAGATGCTTCTAGCGACTGGTGCGAGCCGGTTCCTTGATGTTGATACGGATTCGATGGTTGCTGCTGCGATGGGGCCGTTGTCTGATGAGGACATGGTTGACCAGTTTATCGGGGCGGTCGATCAGGTTCAGTTCAATGGAATGAAGAAGCGTATGGAGGCTTTGCCTACGCAGATGCAGACTGGTGAGTTCGCCCAGTTGACTCCGCAGGTTCAACGGTTGTTGCGTGGTGCCGGGTATGAGTTGCCGGAGGAGAAGGATCCGGACGGGTTGCTGCATCGGATATTTACTTGGGATATTCCCTTGTTGCCTGAGGAACATTTCGGTAATCCGGTGAAGATCGGTATGGCCCCTATTCGTGCTATGGGGTTTGTGGCAGGCACGGTTGCCAGCAATGTGTGGGAAAACCTTGTGATGAAGCCGTCACGGTTCGCTACGCATACTGGCCGTTCGTTGGCGTATATGGCGGAGCGTGGTGGGGCGGAGTTCTCTAATCCTGCTGATTGGAAATCGGCTTGGGATGCCAGCCAGTTGGAGGATGGTTCCTTCTACCGGATGACAACCAATGCCGCTGTTCAGAAGGTTGGTGGACATCAAACCAAGTTGTTGAAGTTGTGGATTCGTGAAGGCCCGCAGGGCGTCTACGACTATTTTGAAACGATTGGTGAGGGTCAGGATCAGGCGCAGATCACCCAGATGTACCAAGACTGGTATGAGCGTCTTGCCGATGATGACATGATTCAGGCGTTGGAGATCCTTGAGAGCGGCAGGCTGACGTTGCCTGATGCGTCTGTTCGTGCATGGAATAAGGCCACACCATTTGATGTGCGGCCCGGCACCAAACCGGCAATGGTGATTGGTGTCGCAGGGTCGTTGGCTACGGAAATCTTGTTGGATCCGATGACTTGGGTTGGAGGTTTCTACGGCAAGATAATGAAGGCGGCGCGTGCTGGTATGCGTGGCGGGCAGGGTGTTGACACGGTTGATTTGTGGCGGCGTGTCTCTCTGGCGCAGCGTGCCGATAGAGGCCCGTTGAAGTATGGGTGGGGTAAGTTAGATATCACAAATAGTGTTACTGGAGAGGTAACCAACGCTGCTACGGAGGTCCGTAAGTGGATCGACGCTAGTGGTTGGAAGACGTTGGCTGCTACGAATATGAATGTTCGCGCTCAGGGTCGTGCGATCAACAAGTTGGTTGATCGGATTACTGATGTGTTTGAGGAAATAGATATACATGATGCATTGAAGGCCGCTAACCCTGATCTGACTAGTGCGGAATGGCGGATTCTGGAATTAGAAACATTCGGTAAAGGTACTAAACTTGACTTGCTGTTGAGGGATCTGCCTGCCTTGAATGCGATTATTGATGACATGAAAATGTGGCATCGATCACGACGCGATGGGCATTGGTATTCGGTTATTGACGATACCGGTGAAATAATTCATCGCGGTCCCAATAGTGGCCCTCTGGGTAAAGGCGAATCGTATCTTAGGACAGTAGAGAGATCGATTCCGCGTGAGATGCCGTTCTCTACTCTGGCCCATGAGCAGGGGTACTGGGATTTCCTCAAGGACGGCGAGGGATGGAATGCGATCAGCACCAAGTTGGGTGGTGTAGATCCGGAAGCGATGTGGTTGCCGAAGATCGGTGCGTTCGGATCACAGTGGATGAAGACTAAAGGGTACATGCGGGGGATACTTGACTTCGACAAGTTTCCCATAGATGTCCGTGCCGATATGGCACGCATGGCTTCCCAGTATGTCGCAAAGCAAACAAACTATGTTCAGGCTCGCATCTGGGAAGATATCCAAAGCGGTGCCCTTGATGTCAGTAAACTGGCTCGTGAGGGTTTAGACGAACCTGCCTTGTTCCAGATTTTAGATGATTT